TCTCTCTGTGAAGCACTTTGGACAGCAGCAGAGACCGCACCTAATACCACTTTGGCAGTGTCATTGACAGCTGTGACAGGTGCAGTCTTCACATTTAATGCAATGCCAGCATTCCCAAGCGTAGGTGGCACATCACCAGATGCACAGACCGTCTCATTCTCGTTCGTAGTAGTTGGCACACCTTCAGAGTCATTCACCTAAGATTAGGAGATCAGGAGCATGAAACTAGGACTTACAATCACATATAGCTCAGGCGATACAGTGACGGCAACGGTGCTGCCGCCTGAGTGGGTTAAGTGGGAGACAAAAACAGGGCGCAAGATTACAGACATCAAGGGTGACGACTTGCTGGGAATGTCTGACCTTGCGTTCTTGGCTTATGCAGCTCTTAAGCGAGAAGCTGCTGGCTCACCGTTAAAACCTTATGAAGCTTGGCTTGAGACAGTCGCAGAGATTGATCCCAATGAGCTAAGCCCAAAAGTCACGCCAGTGGCTCAGTCGGACGGCTAGTTGTCGAACTAGCAATCGCCACTGGTATCCCGATGTCCGAATGGTCATCGGCTGAAGACATCTTGACGGCTGTGGAAGTATTGGAGAAGCGCAATGGCAAGTGATCCAATCAGCTATGACAAGCGCGAGCTTGGCGCAATCAAGCGCGCGTTCAAAGCTATGGACGAACAGGCACTTGCCGAAGCTAAAGAGAAATCAAGTGCTTTGGCTGACTTCTTGCGCGGCAAGATTATTTCTGCATCGGCTGGGAGAAGTAAATCTGGCACAGCTGCTAGGCGTATTGCTGAAGGCTCTAAAGTAAGCAAATCATCAAAGCTTGGCGAATTGTCATTTGGCTACGCATCACAGCGATTCTCAGGCGGTGCAACTACGCAACAGCTATGGGGCGGCATGGAATTCGGGTCAAAGAATTTTAAGCAATTCCCTAGTTGGAATCCGCAAGGCTATTTTATTTATCCCACGCTTAGGGCAAATCAGAATGAATTGGTGAGACAATGGGAAGTCTCATTTGCAGAGATAGTTAAGAGGTTTGATTGATGGCTGGCTCAAGAACATTAAAGCTATCGATTCTTGCCGATGTTGATGATCTACGCAAAAAGCTAGGTGACGGCAGCAAAGAAGTCGAAGGCTTTGGCAGTAAGGTAGGCGATTTTGGCAAAAAAGCTGGCATTGCTTTAGGTGTCGCGGCGACTGCTGCTGCCGCTTATGCCGCGACTTTATTAATTGATGGCGTTAAATCAGCAATAGAAGATGAAGCTGCTCAAGCAAAATTAGCTGGCACTTTAGAGCGCGTAGCAGGTGCATCAAAAGAGACTGTCAAAGCTGTTGAAGATTACATAACAAAAACGGCATTAGCCACAGGTGTTGCAGATGACAAATTGCGCCCAGCCTTTGACAGATTAGTTCGCAGCACTGGAGATGTAAAAGGCGCGCAAGATGGATTGAATCTTGCTATGGATATAAGCGCAGCCACGGGCAAAGATATTGAAACAGTTAGCGCCGCTTTAGGCAAAGCATTTGATGGCAATGTCACATCGTTAGGCAAATTAGTTGGCGGCTTTGAAGCTTCAGAACTAAAAGGCAAAACACTTGCAGATTTGATGCCGACATTAACTGAACGCTTTGGCGGCGCAGCTCAAGAGCAAGCCGAGACATTTGCTGGCAAAATGGCAAGACTTGGTGTTGCATTTGATGAAGCTAAAGAAACTGCTGGATCATTCATACTAGATGGCATCACGCCACTTATCACAGCATTCGTAGATAAAGGAATTCCGGCAATTCAAGAATTTGCCGATGAAATTGGCCCGAAGTTAAAGCCAATTATTGAAGGTATTTCAAATTTTGTCCAAGAAGTTTTATTGCCTGCTTTCAAAAAGTGGTATGAATTTATTTACACGAAACTGATACCGTTTTTAATTACTACTTTCAAACCTGTATTTGAAGGATTAAAAACTGCATTCAATACGGTTAAAGATGCAATAGATGACAACAAAGAAGGCTTTGACAAATTAAAGCCAGTCATAAAGGCTGTCGCAGAGTTTATTCGTGACAAAGTTGCGCCAATCCTAAGCGGCGCATTCAAAAAAGCTCTTGAGACTATTGGCACAATCGTAGGCGGCTTGATAGATGGCTTTGGTTCATTGGCTGGGTTTATTGGCGATGCTTACAATGTGATGAAGAAGTTAGTGGATTTAATTAAAAACAATCCTTTAGTCAAGGGAATAGGCAATGTAGTTGGTGGAATCTTTGGCGGTGGCAAGGCAGCAGGCGGCCCAGTCAAGGCAGGCACTTCTTATGTCGTAGGCGAGCGCGGCGCTGAGATGTTCGTGCCAAAGACCGATGGCGTGATAATTCCGAATAACAAAATGGGCGGCGGTGGCGTGGTCAATAACTTCAACATCAATGTGTCTGGCGCTTTAGATCAAGAAGGTGTCGCTCGGCAGATAGTTGATATCCTAAATAACAGCTTCTATCGAGGCACGGTTGGAGCTGGTGGGCTGGTCACTACATGACCGCATATACACCTGAATGGAAGGTGTTGATTAATAGCGTTGAGTTTCAGAATATAACGCTGGCTAATCTGACTATTACATCTGGGCGCACAAATATTTATGAGCAGGCAGTGGCAGGCTATTGCAATCTAAGCCTGATAAAGCTCGATAATACGGTGACAACCCTTGACATTAATGACGGCGTGACCGTTGAGCTGCGCGACACTTCAGGCGTTTATGTGCCTATCTTTGGCGGCTCGATAGCTGAGTATTCAACAGAATTGTCGTCTGTCGGCACGGTGACATCAGTTGAGACGATTAACATTCTGGCACTTGGCGCGCTGTCTAGGCTGCCACGATCTTTGACAAATGGTGTCTTGAGCAAAGACTTTGACGGTGATCAGATTTATACAATTCTGGAACAGGTCTTATTCGGTCGCTGGAATCAAGTGCCTGCCGCGCTTACATGGGCAGCCTATGAGCCTACTGAGCAATGGCAAAATGCCTTAAATACAGGGCTGGGCGAAATAGATAGACCCGGAGACTATGAACTGACTGCCAGATCATCAAGTGTCACCGATGTTTATTCTTTGGTAGCAGCTTTGGCAACTTCAGGTCTGGGCTATATTTATGAAGATGCAGCAGGTCGGATTGGCTACGCCGACAGCACACATCGCAGCCAATATCTTGCTGTCAATGGTTATGTTGATCTTGCTGCTAATACCGATGCACTTGCTAGGGGCTTAAAGACTGCTGTGCGCGGTGGCGATGTGCGTAATCAAATAACAATTACCTATAAGAATGGGCAGACCGTCACTGACTCTGAAGCTGACTCGATTATTGCCTATGGGGCGCTGGCGCAGAATATAAGCACCAGCCTTGAAAATGGCGCAGATGCGACTAGCCAAGCGGAATTCTATTTAGAGCTGCGAGCCTATCCGCAAGCCATATTCGACACAATTAGCTTTAATCTATCAAATGACTTAATGGGCAATGCTGACCGTGATGATCTCATCAATGTCTTTATGGGCATGCCTGTCAATATCACAGGACTGCCACAGAATATGGGCTCAAACTTTCAGGGTTTTGTCGAAGGCTGGACTTGGACAGCAGGGATTAAGTCAGTGACTTTGAAGATTAATGTCACGCCGATTGCCTATTCGTTGCAAGCATTTAGATGGAATTCTGTGCCTGTCGGCGAGTCTTGGAATACGATTTCGCCTACACTTCAATGGTATGAAGCCACAGTAGTGGCATAGGGGGATAGATGGCAACGACAACACCTAACTTTGGTTGGTCAGTGCCGACCAGCACAGATTTGGTCAAAGATGGCGCGACTGCGATTGAGACACTTGGCGATTCAGTAGATGCTTCGATGGGTGATTTATTAGGCGGCACATCTGGTCAAATCTTGGCAAAGAATTCCAATACGAATATGGACTTTGTGTGGATAACTAACGATGTCGGCGACATCACGGCGGTAAATACGAATAGCCCATTGACAGGCGGCGGCACATCTGGCGCATTGACTTTGTCATACGATTATGCAGCAGGCAGCAAAGTCACCTTAAATGCACAAACTGCAACTTATACAGTGGTGCTTGCAGATGCAGATCAAAAGCTTGTCACAATGTCTGTTGCTGGCGCTAATGATTTCTTAATTCCAACAAATGCCAATGTCGCATTCCCAACAGGCACAGTCATCAATATGATTCAAATTGGGGCAGGTCAGACAACTATTAAGGCTGTCACTTCAGGCACTACCACAATCTCATCAACTGGAGCAACTGCCACAGCTCCTAAGTTAAGAGCGCAATTCTCCGCAGCTTCTTGCATCAAGGTTGCCACCGACACTTGGTATGTGATTGGTGACATTGCATGACAATTCTTGGAATTGTCGCATCAAGTAAATTAGGCGCATTTGATCCTTTATCATTATCACCATTGGCTTGGTATGATGCTTCCGATACTGCGACTTTATCTGTGTCATCAAATCTTGTCAGTCAATGGAATGATAAATCTGGCAACGGCTATAACCTAACGCAAGGCACAGGCGCAAATCAGCCTGATTCTGGATTGACCACTCGCAATGGATTAAATGTAGTTGATTTCGATGGCTCTGCATTTCTTGATGCTGCTACTGCATCAAATTGGACTTCGCTGCACACTAGCACCGCAGGTCTTTGGGCTATTGCTTTTAAGACCAATAATCCAAATACCAATGGATTTATTTTTAGCACTAGAACAAGCGCTGGCAACGGCGGTGGATCAACTGAATTAAATCCTGATCAACGCTCAGGAGCAACAAAGATAATAGTTTCAGCAATCAATGGTAGTGGTCAGTATGCTTGTGAAAATATAAAGGACAGCGCATACACAAACAACACATTTACTTATATGACTTTTTTGAATGATTACGGTAATGGGACTGCGGCTGATCGTCAATCGATATTTCTTGAAGGTGGGACAGCGCAAAAAGCAAACACACAAACAGCAACACCAGGAACAACAGCGCCGCTCATTCCATTAACAGTTGGCAAAATAACAGGCTTCAATATCCATTTTGTCGGAAGCATTTGCGAATTAATATTTGTCACTGGCGCAAACGCTACTGAAACAAATCGAATTAAATTACGCGACTATCTTAAAACAAAGTGGGGTTTTTAATGAGCAAACAATTATATCAATGGGATAATATAGAGCAATTTAATTTATGGCACGATCCTTTATGTGTTCAGTTAGGTTATCCAATAACGCCAATCAATCAAGCAACTGGATTGCCTGATTATGAAGCTCAAAAAGTTGTGTCTTATACAACGCCGTATCCACTAGAGGGCAAAATCGTTGCTTTTGTGGAAGATCAATATGCAGAAGGCTTAACTGTGACAGATTTACAATTCCCTGAGCCGCCTTATCCACCATCATCATGATATATCCAAATAGCACAGCTCAACGCTTATGCGAAATTGCATTGGCTGAAATTGGCTACATTGAAACGCCTGACAATATAACAAAATATGGCGAACACACTAAAGCCAATGGCTTGCCGTGGTGTGGATCATTTGTCAATTGGTGCGCGCATCATGCAGGTGTCAAACTGCCGTCAATGGTCAGCACTGCAATGGGCGCACAAAGAATGAAAGATGTGGCGCGCTGGCATACAGAGAATCCACAGGCAGGCGATTTAGCATTCTTTGACTTCCCGAGCGATGGCGTGGATCGCATTAGCCACATTGGCATAGTGGTCGCAGTAGCGGATAAAGAAG